TGTGTAGTTCGCGTTGATTCCAAAACTAGAGTTCCACGAACCAGTGCGTATGTTGAGAGCGCAGTTTGACCCAAGCCCAGTATTCCCGTCGCCAGTTGACAGCCAAAACTGGCACTGAAACCCAATCATCGTGTTGGAATCCGCGCCCGCGCCCATCTGACCGCCAGTGGAAACGCCAACGATTGTGTTGTTGGTTCCCGCGCCTTTACCGATTCGCACCGAGTTGAAATATGAATCGTTAGTAGCGGTCAATGAAGTAAACGCGCCACTGGCAGGAGTCGTCGCGCCGACCGTTGCGCCATCCACCGTGCCACCATCGATATCCGCAGTCGTTGCGACCAGCGATCCAATCGTGCCGAGGCTTGTTAAAATCGATGTAGTGACATTCGCCGCAAGCGTTGTGCCAGTGAGCGCATTCGCCGCCACCGCTGAGGCTGTAGCCGCGTTGCCAGTCGTGTTCTGATTCCAAGTCGGCACGGTTCCAGTCAGCCCGGTGTAAGGAACTGCCGATGCTGTAGAAGCATTGCCTGTCAGGCTACCAGTGAAGCCACCGCTGACACTCAGCGCACCGGCGCCAGTCAGCGTTGCAGTGACCGTGCCGGCACCGTTTCGCCCCTCAATGAGCGCATCGGTATCAGCTGCAGTGCCACGCTTGAATGTCACAGCACCGCGCGTCAGGCTTGTGAGTATCTCAGGTTCCGTCGAATTGTCGTAGGCGCCCTGTAGCGAAGTCATGCCGCCACCGCCACCGCCACCAACACCACCACCACCGCCAACGATGCGTACCAGCGTCAACTTCATAACGCGCCGGCGCTGCTTGTCATCCTCAATGGCTGTAATCTGAAACTGTGGATCTGTGTTTGTAACGCCAGTCGTAGGCAGATTCACTACATGGCCTACCACAACATCGGGAAACCAAGGTATATGAATGGTGGTGGTATCCATCCCGGCACTGCCGGAGAGGTTTGTTACATCTTGATTGTTTGACAATTCTATATAACAAATCGTCTCAATCACCGTCGACCGCGTGTAAACGCTTGTTTGGCCGTCTGTGCCTTTTGTCTCAGCGTATGAATAAATCACCGCCGAAGATTTCATCATCCCAATCGGGATCACAGTATACTACCGATCCGATGCCGCGCAGCTAGCATGAGCCAGCCATCTGAGTTTGGCGGCTGGGGATCGTCACCGCGAAAACTGTAGTAGTAGCCAAGTCGCAGTAAGAGCGCTTGGATTATCTGAGGAGCATCGGTTTGCGGTATAGCCTGAGTCGTGATGCTCATGGGGAAAGTGAAAGCGCCGCTGTCAATCAGCGTAGAACCGTCATATACCACAAGGTTATGGATACTGCGATATAGGGTTATATCTAATTCGGTTGTTACGAGTGGCGTCGTGTCCAGTGTGAAAAAGCCTGTGGTTTTGTCAATTGGATAATTTGGAAAACGGAAAATGCCACCGACTGGCGCTGTTTCAAATCGCGTAGTTTTGGCTTGCGTTGTGGACTCGAGACACATACCAGTAACCGTCTGCCATTCAGCCACAACTACGCTGACCAGTGACGCTATGTACTCATCGTCGAGTGCATGGAACACTCGCAGATGCGCCTTAGCGTCACTGGTAGCGATTACTGGGGGCATGGGTACCCATCAAGCCGTGATAGAAACCATCGCGTTGCGGTCAAGGATCTGACCGTGCCGGCGAGTCTCAGAAAGGAATCGGGTTTGACCGTTCGCAGCACTGGTGTATGGATCCGCAAGGAACGGAACGCTGTTAACCGCAATGATGCGATAGCCGCGCGCAATGTCGCCGAACACCGCGAACGCTGTAGCGCCCGCCATTCCAACCGGGGTAGCCATCGCATTGGAGAGGTACACCGGGAAGCCCAAGAATGTCGCCTGTGCAATCGGGCCAATACCGTCGCGCGCAACACTTTGGAAGTTGCCACCGCCGAAGGGGAATATATTGGTGCTTGATTGTGCAATCGTCGCAGCCCAGCAGGCGTTTGGCAAAAGCCATGATGCGTTGCGAAGATAACCAGTCTTGAGACCGGAGCCGTAGACAATGTTGGTTGCCTCTGCAATCGTAATGATGCCCGCAGTGGTCGCCGCTGTGTCGGCAACATTGATATTGCCAACCGATCCATCCTTGCTAAAAATCGCAGTGGAGTAAGATCCGTAACTGGCGTGGCCGTGAGCCGCTTCCCAGTTCGCTGCGTGAAATTCGGCGTGCTGACGAATTGTGTCGGCGCCAACATCCCAAACCATGTCACGCAAGGCTTCGTTGGAAACCGTGGTAACAATGCCATTCTTGACCGGTGTGAAAGTCACCTTCTGCGCTGTCGTGTCCTTAGAAATGAATGACCCAGCTTCAGCAACAGTTGCAGTCACAAAAGCGATTTGTGCATCTTGGCGATACATGACAATCGGGGCGCCACTGTCAACAGTGGTCACCGTTGCAAGGCCTGCAATGGTTGAATCTCGATCCATCATGCGGGTAAATTCTGTCAAGGCGATATCAGTAGTCCCGCCCAGTTCAGACTTTTCGACCGCGCGCATTTCCATGTTATTGTTGGTGCGAAAGCCGCCGGCAATCCAGCTGCGGAACTCGCTCTTAGACTCGCCAGTGGGGCGCCCAGTAACCATCGTTGACACAATGCCGCCGGCGTCAGCCCGGTCACGCAGCGCTTGCTTGCGAATCTCGCCGTCCATGCCATCCTGATCATCAATCAGCTGGGCCGCGCGCGCTTCGGTTTCGGGGGTGCACTTTGCAGCAAGAATTGTGTCAATTTCAGTGCTGATAGCCTTACGCTTTTCGTACATTTCAGAGAGTTTCATGAGTGTTTTTCCTTATAATTCCGCAGCTTGAGAGTGGTCACAGTGACCACCTTTTTCTTGAGTTTTCGAGCATCAGCGCTTGCTTGCGGATATGCGGCTCGCTCTACGAGTGAAATTTCGGCCAAGTCGACGGCGCGCAGGGTGCGGACACCTTGCGAGACATCATCCTTGACCACATTGAAACCAAAAGACATTTGTCGCACTAGCCCAGCGCGCAGCAGTGTGATTGCATCGCGCGCCAACTGGGTGTCCGGTAGGTTCGCTTCGAACGCTAGACCGTCATCATCCTCACGCAGATTCAGCGTGCCGCTGAGTGTGCTGGCCAGTGGTTCGCTGTCATCATGCTGCATATACATCGAAACATCCGGATTCTCGAGCGTGTCACGAAAGGCGCCCGGGGCGATTCGCTCAATCACCATTTCCCCACGGTGCATCATGGGTAAACTGTCGGCGTTGAACCGTGCCGCGTAGCCGGTGATCTTGCGCTGACTGTTGTCGGTCACGATTTCATCGGATTGCCGGTATTCAATCGCCATTTGTGGGTGCCTCCGCTGGGGTGTTTTTTGACATTGGCATATTGCCGCCGGCTGTCGGCGCCATACCCAAGATGGCGCGGCCATCGTCGATTGAGAGCGCGCCAGTGGTCGCTAGATCTTTGAGTGATTGTGAGGTGTCTCGCAGGTTGCCGCGCGTCAGTTCGCTGTAGTCAAATTTGAGCTTACATCCGGCTGGGAGAATCTTGCAAGCCAGCGATGTAGCGAAACGATCACACCATGGCGCGATAGTTGTTTCTACATATTGCCGCTGCATTTCAATCTGTGAACTGAGCGCGCCGGCGTCACCTTGAAACAACATCTGTGGAGGTATGCCCAAACAGCGAGCAATCTCGCAGTTCGCATACTTCCTATCCTCGAGCATCCCGGGTAACTGCCCATCGCCAACTCTTTCAACCTTAACTCCCTCGTCAAGTACCAGCGGCCGGGTGGCGCCTTCTGGCGTGCTGTGTTTGCGTGTGTAGGCGTCAAGTAGGTCAAGCTTCGCAGTTTGAGACAGCGTGCCGGGGTGTGTTATGCTGATTTTGCCGACTCGGCCCGACTCACAAAGAGCCGTAGCCACTCGCTCCTGCAAAATGGCTAGCGACAGACTCGGCGCGCATTTGTCCAGCGGGCTAGTGCATCGGTATGGGTTGTTGTGGTCGCCGGGGCCGGCAAGCAGTGAAACAATCTGATATGGGTCGATTTGCTTGCCATCGAGCAGAAAAATCGGGTCAAAGCCCAGCCAATTGATGGCAATTCGCCCGGGCCACAGTGGCCATAGTCCGATGGCTTCGCCATTATTGTCTCGCTGAATGAAGCTGTAAGCGTTGCCGTAAAGCAGCGAAGTGCTGACCATCCAAGCCCGCCAAGCGCTGCCGGACTGAAATTGGTTGGCCTCACCGTTAATTAGGTCAAGCGCTGGGTTTGTTGTTGGGTCACCGTTCGCGCGTTGGGCTGTAACATTCAATCTGCCAATATCACCGCTGACAAGTGTCACACCGCGCACAATTGCAGGCAGTTTTTGCCGTGCAATTGAAGTCGCTTGAAAAGTATCGCCGATGCTGACAAGATAATTACTTGTCGCAGTATTCTGCCCAAACCATCCGGTAAGCGCTCCGAATATTCCCATTAACGGGATTCGTACAAGCCGTCACAGAATGTCAATACATATTCCAAAGATTTTTATATGGCTATGGTGCCACTTTCGTAGCTACTCGCGCGCGCCACTTGGAAACGCTCACACAACATAGCCGCCATGCAACTGGCTATCACGGCGTCAATGTTGCCACTAGATCGTCCTTTGACTGGTCTGACATTTCCTGCATTGTCGATAATCGTCCGAGTCGCTGACAAACAAGCCCGCAGCACCGGGTCCGGGTGGTGAACGATTGACCGCCCGCGTAGTCCGTCAGTCCATAAAGCCCACGCCGGTCCCATCGTCCTGATACCTTGCTCGACCGCCGTAACATTCAGCCCACGCTTGCGCCAGTCGATCAAGGCTGACTCTTGATGGCTGAGCGGATCAACACCAACATAGCGCACTTGATACCGGGTCTTTAGGTCGACAATCGCAGACTCAATCACCGCCATATCATGGATTTCGGTGGCCATTTGTCGAAGGTGACCCTCCGCAATCCAGCGCCGTAGTGGCTGGTGGCAGCGCTTTTCGTCCGCTTCGATGTTCTGCCCAGCCCACCAATGTAACATCTTGTAACAGTAGCGATTGTTTTGAGCGTCCCAAACAGCACACGCAAGGCTTGAAAGGTTCGCATGGTTACCCAGTTGGGCGCCGCGCGCTAGGTCGACAGCAATCACGCAAGGGGACCCTATGAGGCTTTCCCAGTTAATGGGCGCTGCCATTTGCCTATCCAATATCGCAAGGTCCAGCGCGCCGCTGAGCCTGTCATTATGCCGAGCAAGAATCTGCATATCACATTCAGCCACTTGCTCAGGATCATGGGTACCCATCATGGCCTCTATGCTCGAGCGCATGGCGCCCGCGGTCACCGTCAGGCCCAAACTGGGCTGAGCCTTGATCCAAGTCTCGCTATCTAGCGCATCATCGTCAGCCTCTAACCCATAAAACATACCCTTCCAGCCAGCGGGCGATTCGGTACCAGTCATGTAATGGTCCTGCAGCGCTGACCAGTAGGGCCATATCGCGCGCGTTCGTTGCCGAGCGTCAGGAGTCGTTATACAGAGCATCTGCGCTAGGGAGTCTTTGGATAGCCCGGTGATCACTCGACCTAGCCCACGCTCCATACGGCTGACCTCATCGCCCACAATCAGCCTAGCGGCCAAACCATCCATAGCCGTTTCTGTGCAGGGCAGGGCGCGCATGATGCTCCCGCCCGCCTTGACCCAGCCGCCGTTGTTGGCAAGGCTGTTGCCGTCATTGGCTATAGCGTCAGGGTCACAATGTTTCGTCATGGTCCGCAACCGGTCGAACATGATGTAGGCCGTCCTGAGCGTGGGCGCTATGGCGTAGTACTGTTGTTTCTCGCCACCAGTAATCATTTGATACGCCATGATCGAAGCCGCCAACTCCGTCTTGCCGGCGCCGCGCGCTACCACCACCAAGAGAACCTTACAAGTCGGATCGCAAAACAGCTGGGCCGCAGTCGCCCACTGCCACGGTAACAGAACCAACGGCTTGCCGGCGCTGGACCCGGTCGCTTGCTGAATGCCGCCGATGAACTCAGCGTAACTTTCCAACTTCGCCCAGTCCCACGAATCCATGACCGCCAAAGTTTCCACAGCCCAGCCATGCACGCAAGCGTTACAAACTATTTCACCGCCAGCGATTTCGGAAATATATTTGCGCGCTATTTGAGTCGCGTTGTCCATGTTAATTTCTTCCCCAGTGACTCACGCTTGGGTTTAGGTCGCAGATTTTCGCAAGCATG